GTCAGTTGGTTTACCCATTTTTTCCCATTCCGAATTTAATTTCTTAACTGTAATTTTTTGTCCTAATTCTTTTGCAGTTGATTTTACTGCGCCGCCTACTGCACTAGCACCTTTTTTAATTGCTCCGCCTACTGCACCTAAGGCACCTTTTATACCCCTACCTGCTTTGGCACCTAGTGTATTAGGATTGTTTAATGGTAATTCACCTTGTGCATCTGCTGTTGCTGTTGCCGCCGGGGCTTCAGCCAAGTACTGTTCGTACAAGTGTTCATATGCATCTGCATAAGATACTGATTCAGTTCCTCTTACTGCAACCTTGTCATCTGCTGGATTGTCTTCTCCACCTTTTAGTCCTAATTCTAATTGTTTCTTTTCTTCTGCATCAATTGGCTTAGACTTATGCATTTCTTTTGCCTTGTCGTCAACCATTGCCGCCGCACCCTGAGCCACTGCCGCAACTTTTGGAGTTGTATCTATAATAGCATTTAGTAAAGGTTCTACTTCGTCATATTTGGCAATCAATTGATCTATTTGACCTACTGATATTGAATTTTTTGGTATTTCTGAAAGTGTTTGTGCTAATGTTGTTAATTCTTTGTTAGCCACCTGAGCACCTGCTAGGAACTCATGCATTTTTGCTACTTCTTGATAGTACTCTGGACTAAATGTTTTTAATCCGCCTAAAACAGATTTAAACTGATTATATTGTGCAACTTGATCTGCTGTTAATACAGTTTCATAATTGTAATAGAATGCGTTTACATTACCTTGTAAAGTTAATTTTTTAGCACCTTCTAATGCACCATCGGCCATGCCTGCGTCAGCATAAGCACCCTTGACTGCATCTTGATAGTTTGCATCCATGAAACCTTTTTCCATTGCCGCCACTTCTGCTTCATTTGCCGCCGCAATATTATCAATCATTTGATCTGAAATGTATCTGAATGCCATACCAGCAAGAGCACCATAGGCCGCTGTTTTAACTGACTTACCAACTGCTGTTGAAAGTTTTTCACCTTGTAATAAATCTTTTGAAGCACGGAAAATTAAACCTGCGGCCGCACCACCCATTGGTCCGCCGGCAAACGCCGCCACAGTAGTTAAGATACCAACTGCTAAACTTGCCTTGCCTGGATTTTCTTTTGCCCAATCACTAACCTTTTTAATGCCTTGTACAATTTTACTGTCTGAGTTTTCTGCTTCAATCTTCTTTTTAAGTTCTTCAAACTTTTGGTCCATGTTTTTAATAGGACCAGCCTTTTGAGCCATTGCACCAAGTTCATTAATTTTTGCATCTACCTTTTTAGCAATGTCTACAGGAAGTTTTGCAATACCGGCCGCAACACTACCTACTTTACCTAATGCAGTTTTGTTTTGTCCACCAGCAATGCTTTGTGCTTCTGCACCTTTGAATATTGCTTGGATTTCGTCAGCAGTTAAACTTGCTTCTGATACTTTTTTAAATTCTTCTAATAATGGCCAAAGTTCCTTTTCCCATCTGCCAAGATATACTCTTTGTGTTTCAGTTAATTCTTGATAGCCTTCTGTAAGAATACTTGCAGTTCTATTTGATTTTGGAAATTGGTTTACTTCAGTAATTTTCATTATATCATTCCCGCTAATTGTTTTTTCTCACCAGCACTCATTTGATCTAACTGTTTTTGTATGCTTGGAGGAATGCTTTTTGCACTACCTACTGTTGATCCGTTTTTAGTTGGCGGAGCCTTGCCAGCGGGTGTTTGTGCTGAACCTGTGCCTTGTGCCGCAGGTTGTTGTTGTGCGGGAGCACCACCGCCTACGTTACCAGCCGCTTGACCTTGTGCTTGTTTTCCTTGTGCTTGTCCTTTAGCACCTTTTTGGCCTGCTGGTTGATTTGGAACACCGCCCTTGCCTCTGTATGAATCCTGTACTGCTTTCATAATTGCTTGGTCTACTTGTTTTTTAGTAAGCACACCGTCTTGCGGTACGTTTTGTGTAGGCATCTTTTTAGTAGTTAAAAAGTCACGCAAACTAGCAGAATCTATTGCGTTACTGTATTTTTCGCCTACTTGTCCAAGATATGCTCTGAAATCTGTGAATAGTGCGTTGGCTTTATCCGCCGCATCTACCTTACCGGCCATGCCGGCCGCGGTGTTTTTAGCACCAACTTTAGCCAAAACCTTAGCACCTATCTTACGTGCAACGTTCCCCAACCCACTTGCAGGCTTCTCTTTTAAGGGTGTTTTTGTAGATTCGTAAATTATTTCGTGTACTTTCATGCTAAAGTCCTAATTTTTTAACTAATACTATTTAGTTCAGTTAGGTCATATTAAATAATAAACTATGGAACAACCAAATACGAAGTTTGTAGTTCTTAAGAAGGGCGATTGCACAACGTTGAATAGTTTTGATGAAGCGTCGCAGTACTTGAGTATAATAAAGGATCAGCACCCGGAAGAAGAATACGAGATTCTGGAAGTTCATCCGCCACGTCCTAGAGGGTTGGGTCGTGATCCTGATTTGCATTAAACTATAAACAAAGTTATAAGTTGATCTAAAGATCAACTGTGTTTTCGCTATCGCTCTAACACTCTATTTGTGAAACAATAAGTTGCGTAAGCAACTGCTATCATGTAGATAGTTGAGCCATACTTCGCCCGTTGCCGGGCAAAGTAAGAAAGCCATCATGTGAGATAAGCGTCCCATCTTAACAAAAAGGATTACATAATAATATGTACGGAAGCGGTAACCCGTCAACTCCCTACCTTAGCCTTCGCATAAGTTACGGAACATTAATATATCCTTGTTAAGCAAAATATATTAACGGTGTGGTTGCTTTTTCTCAGAGCCACGATCTTTTAATACCTAAGTTAGTATCAACCTTGCAACGCACGAGAATCTGATCACAAGATCCGTGTGATCTCAACGTGAGTCGAACTACTCCGACCAAACAGTGTTGCTATTTTAAGCCTTTAAGTGCTTCTTTAAGAATTTTTGAGCCGCCTACTCTAACGTTTATAATGCCATTATAGTAATCATCAGTTTCTAAGACTTTTCTTTCGAATTGTTCTCTTGCCTCTAAGTAACTTGCTACGCCTCTGCTAGGACAAATGTACAATATTTCCCTAGTAAACTTATCAGTGCCTAATTTTTCTACGTCTTCTTTTAAGTGATCATTGGAACCCCAATAGTCTTTCCAGTCACTTTCTACTTTGCTTCTTCTTTTGTTTATCTTACCCTTGAGTGGTGGGCGAGTCTTTTTGAATTTAGCGAGTTTTTTGCCGATGTACTTACGTCCGTTGGTTGTATTTGTAATAAGATATACAAAGGCTTCACAACCAAGAGGTAATTCTTTTACTGTTTTTCCTTTGTAAGTCCACTGCATATGGATACTTACCAAGGTCTAATTGTCCTGCTCGTCTTTTTTGGAATCTTCTCTACGGTTTACGTAACTGTCTTGGACCTCATTCATGCGGATTTTGGCAAGATCTCTTATTTCACGCAACCATCTGCGTGTTTCACGACGTGGTCTAATACCACCAGTCTTTTGATATTGTTCGTTTGATTTAAAGTATTCTAGATATGCTTTAACTAGTTTATCGTGATTGTCATCAGTCATTGTTTATGCCAGTATAGTTACTATCTTTCCTGCTAATCCAGTAAACCATTCTTCATCATGACCTCTTGTTGTTTCTGCCGCGGTGCCAATTCTTATTCCGCTTGTTTCTACAAATGATCTTGGATCATTAGGAACGCCATTTTTATTTACAGTGATGCCATGTTCTTCTAATTCATTTGCGGCATCTTTTCCAGACCACTTACTATCACTTAAATCTAAAAGTAATATATGACTGTCTGTGCCATCTGTTAAAAGTTTAAAGTCATTTTCTTTGAAAACTTTTGCCATTGCTCTAGCATTGTCTACAACCTTGTGTGCGTACTTTGTAAAGTCGTCAGTGTTTGCTTCAATGAAAGCCTGTGCCTTTGCGGCAATGATGTTCATCAGTGGTCCGCCTTGTGTTCCTGGAAAAATTGCACCATTAATCTTTTTAGTATATTCTGGATTGTTCCATAAAATTATTCCGCCCCTAGGACCTCTTAATGTTTTGTGAGTTGTGCTTGTAACAAAGTCTGCATGATACAAAGGACTTGGATAGGCGTTACCGGCAATCAATCCTGAGTAGTGTGCCATATCAACTAATAGGTATGCTCCAACGGCATCTGCTATTTCTCTAAACATTTTAAAATCTATTGCCCGTGGATACGCACTTGCTCCTGCTATAATCATCTTAGGCATTACCTTCTTCGCCTGAGCCATTATTGCGGGATAGTCTAACCAACCTTTTTCATCAACACCATAATGATGTGCTTCATAAACCTTACCTGATATGTTAACTTTTGCACCGTGGCTTAGATGTCCACCACTTGCTAAATCCATTCCTAATATTTTATCACCTGGTTTTAAAAATGCAAGATATATTGCCGTGTTAGCATTTGCACCACAGTGTGGTTGTACGTTTGCAAACTTACAATTATATAAACTTGTTAGTTCATCTATTGCTAATTGTTCTATACTATCCATGTGTTCACAGCCATTGTAATATCTTTTACCTGGATACCCTTCTGCGTATTTGTTTGTAAATGCACTACCACAAAGATCCATTACGGCCTTACTTGCAAAATTTTCACTTGCAATTAATTCAACAGTATCATTTTGTCTATCAAGTTCTGCATTTAATATTTCTAGTACTCTATTATCCATTCTTACACCTTCGCTAACATTTTTTCAATCATTTCATAAAAGCCAGTTTGTCTATTCATGGTTAACATTTCATCAAGTTTAATTTTTTTAAAGTCTTCCACAGTTATATTTTTTCTTTCTTCTTTGCTTATTGAATTAAAGATGTCAACAAGTACGTAAGCATATCCGCCTGCAATCATGGCGTTGCTCCATGCTTTATAGGTGTCGTCTTCCTTGTCCACAAATAAATCATACTGGCACCTGACTACTTTGTTTTCTGGTGTTTGTTTTTCTTTGCTCAATGGATTATCATTTAACTTCTTACCTAATCCAATAAGCCATTGATAAACTTCTATGCTATCTATTTCTTTCAGTGAAGTTATTTGGTCTCTGTATTCTTTTGTTTTTTCTTCGAACGATTTTATCATATATGTAATCCTATATAGAATGCTAGAAGTAGGAATGCTATCCAAAAGATAATTTTTGTTGTCATTTTTGTTTCTCCCATAATGTTTCCGGATTCTTCATTGTTTTTATTTCCATGGCATTGCCATATGGATCTGCTATAAACATTGTTTCTTGTTCTAATTTTGTGCCTTCAAATCTAATATAAGGTGGATCAATATATTCTATATTGTTATCGGCTATTCTTTGTTTTAATTGTTTAAAGTCTTCTGCACTGATATGAACACCAAAGTGTGGAACTGTTACATTGCCCATATCAACATTGTGTCTTTTTGCTTCTGGCTTTTCAAACTCTTCAGAAGAATGCAGTGTTAATTCGTTACCCCAGAAGTTTATGTCCACCCAAGCATCTGGATACTTAAATTCAGAATTACCTTTTTCACATCCTAAAACCTTGCAATAAAAGTCTAATGCAGTTGTTATATCACCGACTGGTATTGCTAAATGAAATCTATTTGCCATATTACTGCTCCACTACTTCAACATCATTTGCATAACTTGTAAAGCCATTTTCTTTAATGACCTTCAATACATTGTTTACCCTACCTTGTAATTCATCTTTATGAGAAATGATATAAATGTTTTTATCTCGTTCTCTACCCATCTTTTTAAGCACTGCTAAACTAGATTCTACACCAGCAGTATCCATACCACTATCAATCAGTTCATCAACAAACAATAAATTAATGTTTTGATACAAGCCTTCCCATACATCTCTAAATGCCCAACTTAATCCAAGTATAAGCCTATTACGTTCACCTCTACTTAAATTATCAAAGTCAAGGTCTTGACCTAACTGTGTTATTTCAACTGCTAGGTCATTTTTAAATACCACAGAATGTGGAAGACCAAGACGATCAAGATAGAACGTAA